TTTTGGATGAAGCTGATTTTCTTACTATTCAAGCGCAGGCTTCTCTCCGTAATGTCATTGAAACGTTTTCGCGTACTACTAGGTTTATCTTAACTTGTAATTATGTAGAGCGTATTATTGATCCTTTACAGTCAAGATGCCAAACACTTAAAGTTGTCCCCCCATCAAAACAAGATATTGCTTACCATCTTATGGATGTGTTTAAAAGTGAAGAAGTTGATTGTAGTGCTGATGATTTAAAAATTATTGTAAACCAATATTATCCTGATATTCGTAAAATGCTTAATACTATCCAACTATCAATTCAAGATAGTGAAGTAGTAATTGATAAATCAGTACTTGTATCATCTAATTATATGATTCAAGTGCTTAAAGAATTAACAGGTAAAAAATCTTGGAAAACAATTAGACAAATTATTGCAGATGCTAATATTCAAGATTTTGAAGAATTATATCGTTACCTTTATGATAATGCTGATAAATTTGCCCCTGGTAAAGAAGGAATAGTGGCTTATCATATTAATGAATATTCATATCAATCCAATTTTAGAATTGATAAAGAAATAAATTGTATGGCTTTAATTAACCAATTAATTAATCTATAATGGAAAGATTTTTAAATAATAAGTATGTAAGATTACTTTTTAGTATTTCAATTATGGGATCTGCTATACCTTCAATATACCAAGATTTTACTTATGGTCATAGTGGTGTTTGGACACATTATGGTATGATGTTAGTAGGTGTTTTATATTTTATTGAATCATTACTTTGGACTTTAGATTTATGGCGACAAGAAAACAACTAAAAAATACTTTAGAACGTTATGAAATGTTAATATTCGAAAATAAAGAATATGATACAAATGACTTTTATAACTTAAAAAGAGAATTATTAAAAGGAGAATATTTAGATCTAATCCAAATATTTGAAGTACTAGAAGCTATGGTTGAAAAAAGACATAACGATCTAATGAATCGTAGATTAAATCTATTAACTATATGGTCTACAATATTTTTACCTTTATCATTTTATACTGGACTTTGGGGAATGAATTTTGATGATGTACCTTTAATATCAGATGATAATGGATTCTGGGTTTTTACAGGATTAACAATAATTACAATAGGAGGAATGTTTGCCTACTTTAAAAGAAACAAATGGATATAAATAATAATAAATTAAATTAAAATGTCACAACAACAACAACAACAAATGCAATTGAATGTAGATTTAAAAAATACTACATCAGTCGAAACCCCTGATGGTGGGGTTGTTTTCCAGCAAGGAGTAGTACTTCGTAAAGTTTCTAAATTTGTAGTGGGAGCGGAGGAAGATGCGGTAATGCCTATTCCTGTATTTTTTGATCCTAAAACAAGTAAAATTCTTGTAGATACATTACCTCCGGATTTAAGAGAAGAATATAAAGATTATACTATTGCCTAATGAAGCTTTGGGACTGGTTAGATGAAATAACAGTTAAGAAGACTCCAGCCTCTCAATTTTGTGAAAAAGATTGGGAGAGTTGGAATTCTTACATGGTTCACAGATTTATATCTATGGGACAAAGTAATATAGAAATTTCTAATATTGCTCAAAGAATGCACCCTACAGATAAAATAGGAATTTATAATTTTTATTGTAATATGATTCCTAAGAAAAAAGTATGGAATAAGTATATTAAATCATCCAAAAAATCAAAAAATAAAGAATTAGTTGAAACAATAGCTAGTTATTTTGAAGTTGGATCCCATGAAGCAGATCATTATATTGATATCATAGGTAAAAATGAAGTAAAAAATATTCTTATTTCTATAGGAAAAGAAAAAAAAGAAATAACCAAATTATTCAAAATATGAGTCCGGAATTATATGAAATGCTTATGAAATCAGCTGAAGCTGATAAAGCAAAAGCAATATTATCATTAGATTTATTAGGAAACAAAGCAACAGGTATTGGAGATCATTCGACAGAAGATTTTTATAAAAATGCTGAAGAAGCTCTTGCTATGTTAGTAGATGCAGATGATAAAATAAATACCTTAAAATTATATTATAACAATAAAAAAGTAATTTAATGAGTAATTCAATTAAAGAATACGAACTAAGAAATGAAGATGAAGTTGAAGCTGTAGTAACTTCACCAACAGTAGAATTATTTGAAACAGAATACCCAGAATTATCTGAAGAATTTAAAAGAATTACTGAAGAAATGTATGAAATGTTTGCTGCTAAGCATATGGATTATGGGCTAAATAATATTGCTTTAGGTGGGGATATTTTAAACAATAAAGATGATAAAAAATTTTCATTAACAGGTTTAGCAATTAGACTTACAGATAAGATCTCTAGATTAAAAAATCTTTTACTTAATGGTAAAAATTTTGTTAAAGGAGAAGGAATGGAAGATACATTTATTGACATAGCCAATTACGGAATAATTGGTTTGTTAGTAGGGCGTAACAAGTGGAAGAAATAATGGCTAAAAAAATACCATCAATAGTAAAACAAATTAGAAATTATAAACCTGAACCCTTAAATTATGGGTACCAGAAAAATGTTTCTTTTTCTCAACTTTCTATGTTTAGGCAATGTCCTAAAAAATGGTCACTTCAATATAAAGAAGGTCATAAACAATATACACCAACAATTCATACTATATTTGGTACAGCTTTACATGAAGCTGTTCAACATTATTTAACAATAATGTATGATAAAAGTGCTGCAGCTGCTGATAGAGAAGATATTGTGGGTATGTTTGAAGAATGTTTAAGAGAAGAATATGCTAAACAATATAAGAAAAATTCAGAAACACATTTTAGTACCCCTGAACAATTAAGAGAGTTTTATGATGATGGGGTTACCATTATTAATTATTTAAAGAAAAATAGAGGAAAATATTTCAGTAAACGTGGTTGGTATCTTGCAGGTTGTGAGGTACCAATTATGATATCGCCTAATAAACGTTATAACAACGTATTATACCAAGGCTTCTTAGATGTTGTGCTATACCATGAACCCACAAATAAATTCCATATACTCGATATAAAAACATCAACATCTGGATGGAATGCAAAAGCTAAAAAAGATGAGGATAAACAATTTCAGTTAATTTTATATAAAAAATTCTTTAGTGAAACATTTAATGTACCTTTAGAAAATATAGATATTGAGTTTTTTATTGTTAAACGTAGACTTTATGAAAGTGAAGATTATGTAATACCCAGAATACAACAATTCATTCCAGCTTCAGGTAAAGTAAAAATGAATAGAGCAACTAAAGCTTTAAATGAATTTATTACAAAAGCATTTAATCAAAAAGGATATGCTGAGGTAGATCATTTACCAACCCCCAATAACCCTAATAATAATTGTAATTGGTGTCCCTTCCACAAAACCCATTTATGTTCAGCAACATTTTAAAAATTATACGTATGTATAAATATATTAATATAAAATAAATAAATTATGGCAAATTCAAAAGATATGACACTAACAAGTGTAAAAGTAAAAAGTGATTTGTTTGAAAATTTTAAAATTGAATGTGTAAAACGTAAGTTTTCTTTCCAAAAACTTGCTGATCGTTCAATTTATTTGTATCTTACAGATGAAAATTTTAGAAAACAAATCAACAACCAAACAAACTTAGAAATTAAAGAATAAAAGTAGATGAAAGAAGGTTATATTAAATCAGGTGATAGGAAAAAAATACTATTGCTAACGGATGACATTAGAGTTCATTCAGGAGTTGCTCAAATAGGAAGAGAACTTATATTAAATACTGCCCATCATTATAATTGGTGTCAAATAGCAGGTTCGATTAAACATCCTGATAAGGGAAAAATTCAAGATATAAGTCCTGACATTAACAAAGAAGCACAAATTGAAGATGCTTACTGTAAATTATATCCTGTAGATGGTTATGGAGATGAGAATCTTTTAAGAGAAATTCTTAAAATAGAAAAACCAGATGCTATTTTCTTAATTACAGATCCTAGATATTTTCAATGGTTATTTAACATGGAAGAAGAAATTCGTGTAAAAATCCCAATCGTATATCTAAACATCTGGGATGATTTACCAGCACCTCAATATAATGAAGATTTTTATGATTCATGTGATGCTTTATTTGGGATTTCAAAACAAACAGTTATAATTAATAAAATTGTTTTAGGTGAAAGAGCAAATGGAAAAATTATTAAGTACGTTCCTCATGGTTTAGATACTAAAAAAT